GTTTGGACAAGGTTAAGGGAGTAGCGAGTAAGTAACATCTCCCTCCACCGTTTAACCCGTTTAATAATCGTACTGTTCCCTACCCTACCCTTCCATAGACCGCTTTCACTTTAACATAAAACCTGTCCACTTTAAAGATCGGTTTCGATTATTTCCATTATATCCTCCTTGACATCGTTCCGACTATTAGATATAAGCCGTTCACGTTCTCGTTGTGCAAACTTTCCGTAGCTAAAAAAAGAGTAATGAAATCCGTTGCTTAATACCGCTCTCGTTAGGTTCGAATCCTACCGGGCGCATGTTTAACTAATTGAATTTACAGACTTTTATTTTTCATTTTCGTAGTGAGTTCATTAGGCAGGATTAAGGAGTTGCTCCAAAGCCTATCGGCATACTCTTGGGCGCGTTTCCTTGTCTTGAAAACTCCATCCTCGTCTGAATTTAGAATAACCGGCCTTGTCTTTCCATCCTCATCGTACTCACGAAAATAGATTCGGTAATACCCGTTCTTTTTCGTATCATTTGCGTAAACTTTCGGCTGCTTAAGAGGAAGATATGTTTCAGCAGACCTGTTAGTTACAACCATCGAAACGAAAGTCTTTTGTTTCCAGTGGTAGGCAGCGTGATGGAACTTCTGCATTATGACAAGGTTCGATATATCGTCATTGCTTTTATCTAAATCAAGATGATGGATAACATATCCCTTGGGGATTTCCTTGAATGACGGGTTTCCTTGGAGCCATACGAAATTTGCACGGGGAAGTGTCTTTATACCATTGCCGTTTTGAACGCGAACATAGAACCGATCTCTTCTAAAGAATGTCTCCAAAATTTCCATCTTTATCATTCCCCACTATTCACTTTTTTAAACTGCACAATGTTTCCCCTTCTTTCCAACGCCTCTCCGATCTGCGCTCGTTGCCGTTTAGCATATCGTCTTGTGGTGTCGATTTTGGTATGTTTGTAAACGTCTTGGATGAAGTCGATGGAATATCCTGCGTCGGCAAGTTGGCATCCAAGAGAGTGGCGGACAGCTTCATATAGCCCGATTTGGACATGTGCAGCGTCACAAGCACATCGCCATATTTTGTTGAGAGCCTTGCTGTCGTAATGGCTTCCTCTTCCATTTTTTGTGAACACCCACACGCTGTTTCTTCCGAGTCCATCAATCGCCTCCTTCGCCCTTGTGGTTATCTTTTCTTCCCTGATTGCCCCGGTCTTTGTCGTTTCTCTTAACTTATATTCCGAGTGTGACCGTTTGAAAATAATCTTTCCGTCAACGATACAATCCCATTTCAACGCCGTTGCTTCCTGCGGCCTTATCCCATACTCCATCATAACAATAAATATAGGTCTGTGCCTCTCTGGGATAGTCTGCAAAACGGCTTGCTGCTCTTCAAAGGTTAGATATGCCGTGGTTTCAGGAGGTGCTTTAGAGAGGGCAGGGAATGAAGGAAGCACAAAGGAGGGCACATCTTTCTTATAAAATATCAACATGGTTTTCAATGCGGATACCACGTTATATTTACCCGCATCGGATAAGTGAAGGGACTTCTGGAAAAGCAATAATTTTGAATGCGTAAAATGTCGTATGTCATGATCCGCCCCAAAATACGCGACGGCATGAGTTATGGCATTCCGGTAGACCTTTTTTGTGTTATCGCAAGCTTCAGACGCTGCAAGCCATATCTTCGAATATTCAGCAATCGAGAGCGGAGAATCCGGGCGGTAGGTTCGCGGGTCAAAACAATCTACGCTTATATCGCCTTGAATCTGCCCTAAGAGTTTGTGCGCCTGTCTTTTATCAAATAACGGTTCGCCGCTTCGGGATCGCCAAAACCATTCTGTTTTACCTTCCCAATATACCGCAACGGCGAAACGGTCTCTTTTCCAATGGATAGAGCCCTTCACGTAATCACCCCCTATCGGGGCTATATTGCGGCATGTCGCACCAGAAATCAACTATTTTCTCCTTCTATCCTCTTTACATCTGCGTCGGTCATTTCCTCTCTATCTCCACTCCACATTTACGGCTTTTGCCTTTATTGCTACTCTCGGTATTCCTGTCCCCCGTACCTGCCAAAGCGGATACTGTGATCGCACGTGGGAGAGGCACCTCTCCAGTTCCGGAACCGTCATTTCACGGCGGGGCTTGCCCATGGCCTGAAATAGTTCCCCATTGATCCGCTTCGGGTTATAACGGTTCTGAAATGAGAACTGACGGATATGGGACTCGATTTCGGACAAGAGGCTGCCTTCGGTCTCGGAGACCGTTAAGCCCTCGAAAAGGCAACCGCCGGTCTTATCGCCTAAAAAGATTTCACGGCTTCCGGTTGCCTGAGAGGATAGGGGTATTATGTTTCCAGGCGCCTTTGCTTCTCCGGGGAAGAGCTCGGCTTGCTGGCCACCTCCTCCACCCATACCAGCCCCTTGGTTTGCTACCAAGCACCCCTGCTCTTGCTCAATTTTCCCCACGATCTCCTTGAACAAGGGGTCAGCCGGCGCGAAGACGTGTCCAACTTGAACCTCGTAAGGAAGCGCGGGGTTGATCCGGTTTGCACGGGCGGTCATTTGTTCAATCCAGGGCGTAGAGCGGATGCGTGTCAAGCAAATGATATGAGACACCATGGGAATGCTCAAACCTTCATGGGCCATGGCCACGGTTACAAGGCCGTCGATTTTGTCCATTTTCATGGCGTTAATGGCCTTCAGCGCATCCGTGGAATCCGCAGACGTGGCAATATCCATCCTTTTCATGCCCCGCTTCTTCATGCTTTCAAGGTGGCGCTCCGCCTGTCTAATGTCCGAGCACACGACCAGACACTTGGCGCCGGGGTCTGTCTTTCGATGCTCCCGCCAGTGCGCCAGGCCATCATACAAGAGGTCCTCCGCGAATCCGGTTTTAAGCGCCGTATAAACTGCCTGAGCGGCCTTTTGATCATCCACGCGGTCAATGCTTGCAACCTTAACCGTTTTGCCTGCTTCCGTCTCCCAGGAGGCCGAGCCGTCCGCCAAATGAAATTTTAAGGGTATGATAGCCCTTTCCCTGAGCGCGTCGGTTCTGGTGTACCTGATTGTAAAATTCTGCATACCGTGGGGCAGAGATGGCTGCGCCTGTGACCAGCCCTCACGGTAGGGAAGAAAAGCTATTCTTGATCCGTCCCCGCGTTCAAGCGTCCCCGTCATTGGCACTCGGTAAGCGGCCAGATCCCAAAGCGGCTGAATCTTCTCATGCCAAAGCGAATCTTTGGCAACGTGGTGGAACTCATCCATAACCAGGATGTAGCGGCGGCACCGGAATTCGTCTATCAAGATACCTTCGTCCAGGCCGACAGCGTTATAGGTCGTCGCGAAACCGTGGGTGCCGCGGCTTGGGTTGACCTCATTCGTGCTGCTACGGATTTGAAGCCTATGGTTTAGCGCCTGCCGAAAGTGCGGATTGATAAACTCCCTTTCCGCCTGGTCGATCAGGGACAAACGCGGCGCTATCCAGATCAGTTTATCGGCAAGGCCGGCGGTGATCAAGCTACCCGCGAGGACGGGCAGTAAAGATTTCCCGCCGCCTGGCGTAACGTGGCACCAGATCGTGCTGACGCCGGAACCGCTTACAATCCCAGCGATAGCAGTTCTGAATTCTTTTTGATGCTTCCTAAGCAAAGTTCACCTCAATTACTTATGTCTCTTAAATTTCAAGAGACATAATAAATTTAAGAGACAAAGTCACATATATCTGACAGGATCAACCTCTATTGTCTGCTTAAATTGGCGCTGATGTTTACGCAAACCCATTTTAAGCCCCTAAAATAAACTTGTCTGAATTGGCCGATCCGGAGGGAGCACTATAAGCTCATCCGTGTCGTTCCATACCGACCTTAATGTTCCCTCATCATATCCATTTAGATATGATGGCATTTTTGAACCGATAGGATCAAGGCTTCGTACCATTAGGTGGACGTGCGGTTTGCTTGGCTTTTCCATATTATTTATACAATCGACGTAGGACGAACAAACACAACCTCTCGTTATGTGACAGATCCGATATGGACCTGTTCCGTAATTTGTCCGCACGATGTCCCCACGCTCCAGCCCTACCCCCATACCGGATTCTCCCCCGCCTCAAACCTAAGCACGTTGTCGGAGTTATTGACCCTTGCAAAGTCACCAAATAGCTCTATCGCCTTCTTATCGTAGGCCGCCGCTGCCTCTTCTTTGGTTGCAAAATAGCCCAAATGAAGTCTTTTCTTGCCAAATTGCACTCTTGCAACAAACTTTCCGTTTTCTTTTTTAAAGCTAACACCCTTAAGCCCGGTGGTTGAATCTTTCCTGAGTGTGGAGTTCTTTCTCGCTCAGCTTGCATGGCAAAAATTCATCTACTTGTTCTTTTTCAATCATTTTTCCGCACCTTTCTTTATCTTTTTAGAAGATACTATAACGCCGGACACCCGTCCTTCTTCTTGCAGGTGTCGCAGACTATTTTAGTTACAAATCCGCCTTCGGGACATTCGTATCTGTCGGGGGGGACTTCGATAGCGGATTTTGGATCAGAAGGAATGACTTCTTTTTCCTTGCCTTTCCTAATCTTGTCTTTCAGGGTATCCGTTGAGTTTGTTTTTTCTTCTGTAACGGCCTGCACTACCTCAAACCAATCGGCGGGGCTGCTCATGCCGTCCTTGAGACTATTATAAATCTTCCGCAACTGGATAAGTTGCGCCGCTGTGATTGAATCAAGGCGCCTTTGTATCCGCTTTTCGATCTGTTCTCTGCTAACCTTGTACGCCGTGAACGCTTCAATAAGTTTTTTTAATGCTTCGGGGGAAGTATCGGCCTTAGCTTTCAAGGTCTTTTCACATTCTAAAACGGCTTCTTCCGTAATATCGCCTGGGATGATCCCCAAAATACACGCTCTGAGCCTTCGCGCCCCCTGATTTGCTACCGCTTCATAAATATCGCGGGGGTCTTCCAGCGCATACTTCCCCTTCTTTGTATGCCGTTCATGCTTCACCTGGAACGCCTTGACCTGCCGGACGTTTGTCTCCATGTCCCAGCAAAAAGCTTCAACGGTGCTTTCTCCGTTGCGCTGTTCAAGTTCTTTGATCCCGAATTGTAGATTACCCCAGATCTGCGCTATCGCTTCCGCAAGCCGGATTGAGGGACCAGTAATATCCGTTCCACCTCGCGCATAGGAATAAAGGGACTGATCCGCAAGGTTCGGTCTCTGGCAGGTTATCTTGATCCGGTCAAGTGCCTCAATGGTATTCCGTGGGAACCGTTTAGCAAGGATAATAGCACTCTGGACTTCGGCCATTGCCCTCTGATTTTCGACTTCGACAAGCGCCTGATTTTGTTGCTGTGGCCTTGTTGCTATGGGTGCGTTATATGCTGGTATGTTCTCCATGTTTATCTCCTTCCTACTTTAAGAGAAACCGTCTTTGCGGTTCGCTGGTTTTCGTATATTGTTGATATAAGTCAAGGTGTTCACACTCAAAATTCTTCAAATCAAAGGTCTTGCGCCCCTTGCCGAGTTTGTAGGTGAGAAGGGGGGTACCGTCCGAGCTTGATAATGTGTCCCCGGATTCCCCAAGGGCGATGATTAAATTTGCCTTGATTTCCTCTTCCGCCGATTCCAGTGATTTCATCCGAGCACGAATATCTTTCAGGGACATAATATCTTGCAGCGCGTTTTCGCTGGCAATAATTACCCCCTGCGCCTCGCTTCTTCCGAACCTCTGCACAGCGTCCTCATACGTCACCGGCTCTGGTGGCCTACCATCAACGACACGCTGCCAAAAGTCCGCGCAGGCATCAGTAATCATCTCTTGCAATTCTTTATCTTCCGGCACCTCGTAGAGTACAGGGCTGCCGCCGCCGATAGAGACCGGGACATCAGTTACCTCAAAACCCGTAACAACCATGTAATGCTGAACTTGCAAAACATAGTAATCAGGTATCTCATTTGTTCCCGGTTCTCCCCACCCCTTGCTGATCCTGGATGTTTTAATCTCCACCACGCGCCGGTCATCGGTGAATCCATCAAGAGAGGCCAGCATAAAGGGGTATTTGCTGTGATACATAATCTTTTCTGGTAGCCTTACACTCCGGCCTGTTTCGTCTGAATACCACTGCCTGATTGCTGGTTCCATGCGTTTGCCCCAGTCAGTAGCGGCATTTCCTTCCCAATCCGCAACCTCCTTTCTTTTCTCTTGGTAAACTTGGTATGGCGTTTTGAAAGGGGATAGCCCCATGATGGCGGCAATATCGGAGCCCCCCACGCCACGCCTTCTTTCTTCTAACCACAAAGCACTATCCATCTTTCAATCCCCTTTTCCTCTGCCACCGCCGCGAATATCGCCTCCGGCGACGTGCAATGGCCGCCGTCATAATAGTTACATGGCCGCTGCCCATATAAAGGAACAGCAAACGAGCAAAAATCCACTTCTTTGTCGCTCCTGTCGCAATGGCATGTGCTATGAAATTCGCACCAATCTATGTAGCAATAATTGCTCATGTTCTTCCCCCTCTCCCACGTCTCATCCCCATAAATCAAATCCTCAATCGCCCCTAATGCCTCCCTAATTGTCCGGTGGCGTGAGATAAGAGAGACTGCGTCTTTGTCGTATTCGCTTACTATCTGGCCTGTTTCGTCCTGACTGATTGTTATGTAAAACATTTTATCCTCCCACTATCTGTTCCGTTTTTAAAATTGCCCTCATAATCTCATACGCGATTTGAGGGACAATCGCATTGCCTAAACTTCTAAGTCTGTGTACCCTATGGGATACCCTTGCATCCACTCGACAAAGGCGGGTTGCAGCTTCACGCCACGGTTCGTTCCATGTGCTATCACGTTCGGAAGCCGATCCATGTGCGGTCTGTCCTTTTCCATGTGATCCAGACCGTTCGCCCCCCGATAATCTCTCGTTGCGGGTGTTGGTATTAAATTCGCCTCCCCGTACTTCGGCCTCTTGGAGCTGTGAAACTTCGCCTGAACCATGTCCTGCATCGTTACCATTGAATCGGTCGGAGTCGGCAGCATCTGAATCCGTGCCGCAAGATTTGGAGTGAAGTCCTCCCGGCTCTGTGGGCTGTGTTTGTTTGCTCTCGGTGCCGGCCTTTTTGTTTTTTTACCCAAATTTCTACCCTCTAAAATGGCCGTGGCCAGGTCGCTCGGCTGCATGATGTGGACGCCGTTACATCTTGTAACCCACGGCCAACAGGATACCCCATGCTACGTCTTATTCGACGCACCGCCCTCACTGCACGGCCAATTTTATCTATTTGAAGCCAGATTCCCCGTTCCGGGTACGCTCTGGCCGCGTTCAAGGGGAGGTTAATCATGGCATAATCTGCATCGCCCCCGCCCAATAGCAGAGGGCGAAAAGTGAGTAGTGCTGCGAATGATAGGTTGGTTATTTCTTCCCGCATGATGTGCCCTCCCTAAGCAACAAAATCCCATAATTAATTATTTTTGTTCCTATGGCCGCATCAGCCGCCGCATAAGCCGCCTTAGCCGCCTCAGCCGCCTTAGCCGCATTAGCCGCCTCAGCCGCATCAGCCGCATAAGCCGCATAAGCCGCATTAGCCGCATCAGCCGCATAAGCCGCATAAGCCGC